CGTGCCCATACGGATCAACTTGCTCCGCAATGTTGCTTGCTATCTTGTCAATTAGCGCATCCACGCACGCGTCCACGTCTTCGCTTTCGAGCTTCTCTGTGCGCAGCAGGTCGAGCAGGGCGTCGAGCTTGGCGTAGCTATGGGCGTTGTTATCCATAGCGACGATTACTCCTGACTGCATCCCACTGCCGATGCTTAGAAGTAAACGGAGAGGCTTCCGAGTAAGCCAAGGTTACCGCATCGGTTTCTTGAGAATCCTGTTTAGATCCCTGCTGCAACGGAAGCAGCAACAAACTCAACTGAGGGTTAGCAAATTCCTTGAGGTCGTCGCGAGCGTCTTTCAGCGCCTGCAAAATGTCTTCTTGCTGTTCGTCGGTGGGGCGAACCCCGAGGGATCGATAGGCCCTCGGGGTCACTAGATCTGCAACCCACTGCTTGACCAAGTCGGGGTAAGGCGTCCTAAACGGAACGTCGCCACGCTTGGCACCCCTCGCATCGACAATGCCGGAAGCAGCGGCGCACAGAGCCATCAGGTGGCCCGGGCGCTTGGCTTCAAGCTCCGCGGCCTGATCCTCGTTGAAAGGACTCAGACTGCAGAACTCGGCATTGTCGGCGAGGTATCGGGACATGGTCAGCTTCTGGGCGCCTCGCTCTTGAACATGAACTGTGGCATCCCAACGCCGCGGAACATTCTCATCTGGCCAATGGCCTTGAGCTTGTTCGCGATCGCCAATTCGAGTTGCGGCGTGCCACTCCCCGACATTGCGGCGTAGAGGTTGATCCGCCATGGTTCACGCATGCCAATATTGATGGCACCCAGAGTCGAACGCGCGGCATTCTTTTCGCACGAAAGGTACCAGTCATATTCCTCGTACGTTCCAAGTCCACCGAGTTCGTCGAGAAACGTTGGAGCACTGAGGCCTAGCGCCGTGATTGCACCTTTGATGTCCGTCGCGCCGCCGGTACTATTTGACGCCATCGCGGCAATGAATTGCGCCGACAGCATCGTGGTAACAGCTTGACGAAGCTTGGGACCGCACACAATCTTGGTGGGCTTCAGCCGGCGCGGTGTCTTGCCGTCGGCCATCTTGATTCCGGCAATGTACGTGATCCCTTTCCAGAGATTCGCTACACCCTGTTCGAGCGAAACGGTGTCAGTTGCCGTGGTTCCGTTGGTTCCCGAAACAACCCAACCAAGCGTCGCGTGCTTTGAGAACGGCCCAGCTAGAGGCAAGAAGCCCGGAGTACTTGCGGACTCCGCGCCGTGCCAGTAGTTGTTGAACGTTCCGAGCGCGGTCCGCTTGAAATTGTACGGGTGCGATTCGTAGAACAGCGGATTACCATCGAACGTCAGTAGCTTCACGACGTTGCCGTTGTCCGTGGTGTACGATGACGCGGTGCCGTTTCGCAAAACCTCAATCGCGAGTTTCTGGGGATAGTACGCCGCGGCCTGCGTGGACTGCTCAGTAGCAGCCGCAAGCAGGTTGATCCCGGCGCCTCCGACGATGCCATCTTTCAAGTCGGTGAACTTATTCTCCGACTCTTCCCAACCCCACTTGTGGGTGTGGTTGGTAAAGATGGTCTCGCCAATGACCTGCTCTTCGAACCGCACACCGCCGCCTTCTTCGCCATAGTCTTCGATGACCTGCGATTCAAGCAAGTGCATGTAGTTCTCTTGCAGCGTGTCCGAAGGCAGCACGCGGCAAAAATCTTGGTACTGAAGCTCGGAAGCAATCAGCGCCCACTCCGACACAGTCGCGAGTTTTACGGTCGTTCTCAGATGCTTGACGGTAACTGGATCTAGCATTGTCTTATTCCTTGTTAGCTGATGAGAACAGCCGTAGAAGCGTCCTGGCGTCGTACACCGACTCCGTCAGTTGCCGAGACATCCCAGAGGACCCCGGCTACTGCGTAGTTCAGACCTGAACCGTTATCAGCCGCACTGGTGACGGTGTTTGCGTCGGAGAAGTAGACCTTGCGTAGGAAGTCGCTGGCAATCGTCAGCGTGTTTCCGTTTGCAAAGTACTCGAGTTCAATGGGTGCATTGAGTTCGACTTCAACCAACGTGTCACCAGCGGTCTGGCTGTAGTCGTTGCAGGCGGTTCCCAGTGACTTCTCACCAGTAACGCCGCTCACCGGTCCGACCGTGTGCGTATTGGCAATCACGCCAACTTCACCGCCCTGGTAACCCACGGCAGCAGAAGCGAGAGGCGCAGTCACCTTGCGGATTGACTTCCGAATTCTGACTCGCTGTGCCATTAGCTACGCCCTCCGAGCTTGGAGATTTTGGCCTGAGTCGCGTCATAAATTTCCTTGGCTTTCGCGGGGCTCACGAGTGCCAAGTGAGGTTCACCTTCGAAGTCGATCGTGTCGGTGTTGCGGCGACCAAAGCCAGCAGCTTTCACGAATTCGGCGGGCAGCTCATCGTCTGCCGATGCACGAGTTCGGGGCTCGCCTTCGCCAGCGCCTCGAGTTCCCGCGCCGGTCGCGGCACGCGCGGCAGTTCGAGTCGTCGAGGTCGCTAGTCTCTTTTGAGTTTCGAGCGCCAGAGCGTTACTCTTGGCGAGTGCCCGGTAGATGCCCGCATCCTTCAGGCAACGAGCCGCACGGCTTCGCAGCCCGGTTGCTCGATTGCGCAGCTTGGCAGCGGCTGCCATGTGTTCCTCGGCTTTGTCGTAGGCCTTGGCACGCATTGCCGAGCGAGCTTTTGCGTCTTCCTCGCCCGCGTCGTCTTCCGCCTTCTTAGCATCGTCCTCGACTCGACGGGCTTCGTCCTCTTCGGATTCAGCGCGTTTGGCTTCATCATCATCCTCGGCTCGGGTGGCCTTGCGAGATTCGGCCTTCTTCTTGGCTTCGACTTCTTCCTCAGCACGGCGAGCTTCGTCCTCGGTGTCGTCTTCCGCGCGCCGTCCTTCGTCACCGTCGGGTTCGCCGTCTTTCTTGGGGGGCGCGTCCGGGGGCGATTCCTCTTCTGCGTCGTAAGCCTCAAGGGCACGCTTAGCCCTCTTGGCACTGTCATCATCGCCAGCCGCTTCGTCGAGCAGCATTCTTCGTAGTGCTGACATTTCAGCTCCTTCTGTTTCTCCGCCACTCTGTGCGGCATTCGTCGCCGATGCCTTGGCAACCATTGCCAGTGCGTCGGAATACGTTCCAACAGCGTCGGCTAGTCCCATCGAGACAGCCTGCGCGCCGTGATAGCTTCGACCCTCGAACGCCCTAACGGCATCCAATGCAATACCGCGACGCTCGCTCACCCATGACCAAAAGACGTTGGCCTGTTGCATGACACCGACTTGGATGTTCGCCAACGCTTCGTCCGTGATCGGGACATTCGGATTTCCATCGAGCTTGCGAAGACCACTCGCAATCATCTCGACGTCAAGCCCCATTGCCTCGTTCAGTCGAGCCTTCGACTTGACTTCCGAGAACACACCGATCGAACCAGCTACGCCCTCTTTGGGAATCACGATGTAGTCACAGGCAGCAAGCAAGGCATAGGCGGCCGACGACGCCTGGCCATCAACGTACCCAATCAGGGGCTTATTGTACTTGACGCGCAGTGCCCGAATTGCGGCAGCCGTGTCGAAACATCCCGATACCTCGCCGCCGGGTGAGTCCGGTGAGAACAAGACGCCCGGCGCCGAGGAAGCAAACGCTGCTTCAATACGCGGCACGATCTTGTCGTACGAATCGAAACGCATGTCGGGATGGTGGTTGAGCGGTCCACGCACCGTCACGATCGCCGCTTGCTCAGTGATCTGCGGTTCGCACTGGTGGGGCTCTTCGAACGCCCAGTCCATGTCGCAAGCCTTCGACTCAATGGCGAGCATACCTTGAGCCGTGAACTTGGCGGAACGCGCCTCAGGGTCTCGATGCTCTTCATCCCGATCGTTCATATAGTCCGGATCGTCTTCCACTACACGAAGCGTCTTGCGACGAGTCATGGCGGGGCGCTTTGCCATCAGGCGGCCCTTTCCCGGATCGCTTTGCCAAGCGTGTAGAGCGTTGCCGCGGCGCGCTTGGCTTCAAGATCGTTCGCCGGCTTCTTCGAGTTCGCCATTACTAGTTCGGAAATCTTCTGGGCTTCTTCTACGGTGAGCTTGTGTGTCGGTATGTCGAACTTCTCAAACAACGCACCAACGTCAACGCCAAGGCCCGTCGCTGCGGCCGCTTCCTGCAGTGACAGCAGCCCAGAGCCGAGAGCCGTGTAAATCGAAGCCTCGGCACTAAGGTCGTTCGGCTTCTTGACGTCGTACGCAAAGCCTGGCGACTCGTCCTCGAGTTCCGGGTGCATCAACCAGGTGTAATAGGGAAGCACCTGCGTCGAGATTGTGTAAGCCAGCGGGCGCGCCGTCTCTTCGATCAGGTCGAAGCGTACCGACGCGTACAAGTCCTCTGACGAGAAACCGGTGCCACCAGTAATCGATACGAGCTGACCCGCAAGCGCAATCATGAAGGCCTCGTTCGCCTCTTTGATCGAAGTATCGAAGCCTTCCCACCCACGTCCGTTGGACTCGAGTAGCTTGACGTCGAACCCTGGAATCGATGCAAAGACCGAGTTGATCCCCCACTGCGCGATCTGCTGAAACCAATTCGATCGCTGGCCAGGTGTTGCACCAATTGGTGCCGTTGCAACCCGCGCCGCGTTTGCCAAGTGAAACGCCCAGTTGTCCTTGAGCGCCTGGTTCGAATCCTTACGAACCCACGCACGTCCAAGCGGTTGCCAGTTTCCATCTTGCCATGGAGCAATGCGCGGACCTGCGAAGTGAAGCACCCATTTGCCCTTTCCAGGATCGATCGGAATCAGTCCGGCATTCGAGCGGAAACACCAAGTATTGTACTGCCAGAGGTAAAACAGGAACTCAGGGTCTTTGCGTTCAAGCACCGGGAATGGACGACCTTGCACGGGCACCAATTCTCCGACTGCGATTTTCAGAAAGTCCGCATCGTCTGCCATCTTGCGCAACTCTGTCGGAGGACACATCAGATCAAATCTCGATACTCCAACTTCGTTGCTGGTCAGATCGTTGATGACTTCTTCTGGTCCGTACCACTTCTTTGGTAGGCGCGTGATTCCGCCTGACTTCGTCGCAAGCAATCCCGAGATCACCGGGTCGCGTCGCATCGCACGGCACAACTGCGCAGCCATGACCATGTCGCCCATGTCCGCGACTTCAGACGCGATGTCCACGTCCTCCAAGAACCACTCGAGACGCGTACGTGGATTGCTGTGCAGGTTGCCGCCCAGCGCCTCACGAATGGCCACCACGAGTTCGGACGTCAGTTCGGGTCCGGGAAATCGGTTCTTCCCAGAGTAAATCGAGGTCCCGATTAGCGCCTTGGCCCGTTCGAGGAACGTCACAAGTCTGTGTTGTGAACCCAAACACCGGCTGGCCGCAAAATATTTGCGTGCAACGTATTATATGGTAACGTCACGTAGTCAGGAGGTAAGCATAATGAAATCAAAAGGATTACAGGCCCACGAACTCAGAGAAATTGCCGCGGCAGCAAAGTGCGACCCCAGAAGTGTCCAACGCTACGCGTCGGGAGAACTAACTCGAGGAGTCGTTGCTAGTCGAATCGCGATGGCCTGCAACCAATTGGGGCACAGCCACTTGGTTCGCAATACCCCAGAGTCACTCGCGATCAGTTCAACACCAAAAACGCAAGCGTGATTTGGTTTCTAATTTTGCAACTCGTGGCCGCTCCGGACATGCTCGATGTGCCCGTCTGCTGTGGTCGCGCCAAATGGGATAGGAGCGAACACAATGCAGATTATCAAAGCAATCGAGACAGTCGGATTCGACGATCAGCATCCAGAGAAGTACTGCGCAAGCGGCCACGGACAATTCGAAAAGTGCCCGCGCTTCATGGACCGCACCGTAAAATGGCCATTCCTTCCAGACACTCAGCAACCATTTTGCGATCTGTTCACGCGAGACCTGGTCGCTGATGGAACATTCTTTCTGCGTGACGCTCGCTGTCTGCGGGACTTCGGAACACAAGGGGCACCTGGAATCTGTCGGCACATCGAAGAAGAACAACGACTCACACCAGCCGAATCACTTGTCAGAACAGAGCGACGACCAGCGGCAGTGAGTAGCTTGGCGAACTACCGCCAGCCATGGACTCCACGCTAAAAGTTTCGACTGCTCGTATTGCCCTGAGCATCGACACAGTTACGCTTGCCGTTCGAAGTCCAGCAATCGACCCAAGCGCCTGCAGCGGGCTTGGGCTTTGCTTTGGTCAATACCTCAACCATTCGCGCCTCCATGAGTGACACGGTTAGCGCTGTCGAATCGATGATCTTCTTATGCTCGTCGAGTTCGGTCTGTAGTCCGTCAATATCCTTCTCTAGATTGTAAATTTGATTGGCCTGAGCTTGCACGACTTCTTGAAGACGTTCCACGCGAGCTACCAATGGATCTGGCTTGTGCGAACAAGACACAAGCAACAATAGAAATGCAAGCCGTTTCATGGTGCCCCCCATGGATTTGACGTGTCGCAACTGATCGACGATGGCGCCCAGCTCGGAGTCAGTCCAACCATCGCCGTTGCAAAACACGTTGTGCCACTTGCCGTCCCCTGCTCGCATGCCTCGGCGCCATCCAACGCGCGTGTGCAGCAGTAACACAGAGTCGAAACCCTGACTTGTCGGCACCCGCCGAATTCGTCCGACCAACACAGTGCTTCGCAGCCCGTTGGGTCAACATCGCACCCAACTTCCGCCGGTGGTATCGAAGCGTCCACACCGGCGTCAAGAGTTGTCACATCAACTGCCCCTTGCTCGCACGCCGTCGCAAGTAGTAGTCCAATCAGTCTCAATGTAGTTTTCACTGGTTCGCCTTTCGTTCGTGTTGGGCCTTTGCCAATTTCTCAAGTGCACCTTTTATGCCATAGCAGTCGATCAGGTATCGCAAATCACCATTGTCCTCTAGTCGGCGTGGTCGGTGATAGTTCCACGGTACTCGACCTTGCCGCTGACCCTTGAGTTCCAGTTGGGACGCAAGACGTTCCAATGCCTCCCGGTCGTGATCGCTCAGTGGCTGTTCAGCCTTCGGCGGTTCGGTAGGTTCAAGCGCCGACAGAACAAAACGAAGAAGCCCAACGAGTCGGTCACGTACTCTCACCGAGTAGCTCCCGATAGATGCGCAGGTAGTCGGCGGCGTTCGAGGCGAAGCTTTTGACCGGCGTCGGCCTTCGGACAAGCAGCCCCGAGCACCACAAGTTGAAATTGAAATTCAGCGCGCACTCCAGGGACTCGGCCGAGCCCCAGTCGTAAAAAAGCAACGTGCCCAGTATTGCACAATGCCGCTCTTGAATCGCTGGCACCGCGGCAACGATCACGAGGCACCCGTGCGCTACAACCTCATCGATGATCGATCCGTAGGTTTCGTTTCGCATTGCAGCCACAACTGCCACGTCAATCGTTTGCAGCCACGTCCCTAGCTGGCCGTCCGCAAATGGCCCGTGAAACTTGACGTGTTCGAGTCCACTCGTATCCACGGTACCGTTGACCTCTGCAACTACGTGCCATTCGATATCCATTCGGTCTTTCAAATGACGCGCAGCCTCACAGAATGCACCGAATCCCTTACGTGCCGTTCCAGCACCGAACCACCCCACACGCAGCTTATCTGACTTGTGATAGAGGTTGACGACCGGATCAACTGGGATCCCAAGCGGGACGACTTCGACGCGGCCGCCCCAAATCTCGTCGTAGGTTCGCTTTAGGTATTGGGACGGCACTTCGATTCGATCGCAGTAAAGACCCATATTGCGTACCGCGTGCAACCGCTCCGCGAGAATGTCCAAAATCTCGGTGTCCAACGTTGGCTCGTGAACATTGAGACGCTCTTCACTTTTGAGACACGCTAGACATTCCGAGTCCGCCTTGACGCACGATTTGGTACACTCGCCCCCCAACCTAAGCAGCGGACAAACAAAGAAGTCGTCGCACGCACTGAGCAGAACCTTGCACCCATGCGCCCCGGCAATCTGCGGAAGCTCGAACGAGCCGAACCCCGCCAAGTGGTGAAAATGCACGATATCCGGACGCAGTCCGTCGAGCACTTCAGAGAACCAATGCTCGACCGTCAAGTTGCGATTGCTCAATGGAAACTCGCAAACCCAGACGGGCGTTTCAGTCAGCTGCTGAGCGAGCTGGATTCGGTAGACGCCGTTGGCCTCGGTGTCTATATACGCGTCGTGATTGATTGGGCAACGCGTCGGGTAGATCACCGAGTATTCAACGTCTTCACCGAGTTCTTGCATCAGCCGGCGCGAGTACGTTTCGAGGCCGCCTAGACCTTCCCAGTTGTGCACGAGGTAAAGCACCCTGATTCGCTTCTTTGCCGGGCGCGGTCGAAGTCGATCGAAGATTCGCATCTTGTGCGCCCGTAGCGGGGCCGCGTTCCACCAGGACCGCACCTGCTCTGGATAGTCAGGGTAACGGTCAAGAAGAACCCGCTCAGCGTGCTTTGCGAGTTCTTTGCGACGTTCGCCAAAGCTCGCATGTTCTTTGTGCCAAACGAACAGATCGTCCACAGCCAGGATTTTCCAACCCGCCGCGTGAGCGCGTAGGCTCCAATCCGTTTCTTCACCATAGCCCTTTCCAAAGGCACGGTCGAAGCCTCCGAGTTCGTTGATTGCTTCGCGCGACAGCAACATACAGAATCCATGGATTGTTGGTAGCTCTGGATAGCAGTGGTCTGACGTCTCGTTGACGATACGATCCATTTCGTCCACTGTGAGCCACTTGGGTAAATGGTTCTCTCCAGAGTTCGGCACACTGACGTGCATTGCGCTGTTTGATAGGGGACAGACCGCGGCAATTCTCCGTTTGGACAGAACTGGGATTTTTCCAACCACAGAGTTTACCCATTCACAATATAAGGCATTCTGCATCCTCTCAACCCAGCCCGGCGGGACTATCGTGTCGGAGTTGAGAATCAAAATATCTCTGCCGGGGTAGACGCGTAGTGAATCATTGACCGTCCGCACAAATCCTTTGTTGGGTCTTTGGATAGCCAGCAACACCCGTTCATTGAAACCGTCAAGGTAGTCGATTGTTTGCTGGTCGGTGCTTGCATCGTCCACCACCACGATCGGACAGTCCTGTGGCGAGTTGCGCAGCACCGACTCAATGCACGGCCGCACGAATTCGTAGCCGTTGAAAACGGGGATGATGATTGCGCAGGGATTCACGCTACAATATCCTCTCGCAGAGTCGGAAGCGACGCGGCACCGGTGAGCATCCTCAGAACCAAGTCCAATTTGAACCCAGGCACGAGTTCGAGGTTTCCCTTGTCATCCACTCGACGAATTGCAACCCAGCCAGCCTCATCTTCGACGAGTTTGGCCATGGTCAAATTGAAGGCCTTGACCTTCTGCTCGCTCCAAGGTTCCTTGCCACTCTGGAGTTTCTTCTGCAGCGCGGCAACGTCTGCAAACGTGGTTGTGGTTTTGTCGATCAGCTTCACTTCGATCATTTTCGTAGTCATTGGTTTTCTCCTGTCAGCCGTGATGGCCTTTTCTTACTTGTCTCAAGTACTGTCGGAATGCGTCTCGGTCGTTGACAGGCGGAGCCAACGGAAATGACTCTGCGTCCTCGACCTCAAGTGCCCCCCGTGCATCAGGGACGATCCCCAGCTCCGCTTGGTGCGCGGCCATGATCCCCACCGTCAAAGCGTCGATGTAGTTCGGGCTTCGACCGATGAGCTTTCGAAATCCATTCGGTCCTTCCTTACGAGTCGCAGATCGTAAATTGTCGTAGTAATTGCCGTGGCGCAACTTGCGAACGAAGAACCATTTTAGATATTGCATCTCTTGAACGCACTGGGCATTGTACGGAAAGACCCCTCCATTGTGAACCCAGCGCGCCAATAGCTCGCGGCCTTCATCGCCCGTCAAGTCGTACTCTTGCCAGTTGATCGCCTCGTGACCGAAGTAAATTGGCATCAGCTCGAATCGGCACTTCTCATGCTCAGGAACGCGCTTCGACTCCTGGTAGTTCTGCAGACGCGTCATGATGCGCGACCCAACGCCGTCCGCATCGACGCCAATCAGCGGGAAGTCGTTTGGTGCAATGCGCCAGGTCTTCCACGCGTCCAAGATTTCTACCAGATAGTCGTCTATCTTCCAACGAAATGACGCGCGCCATTCAAGCACTGCAAAGTCTCGCATGATGCAAATAACGCCAAGGTCGTGTGGAGCATCAGTCTCCCCCGACGGGTCGATCCCGATGATGGTTCGACCCCGAGCCGACGGCAGGCGGTACTTGTAGATCTCCGGATCGGACGCCGTGAGAATCTCGCCCGCCGGTATCACAGCGAGTTCGTCACGCGCCGGGTAGTTCCCCTTGACGCTGATCTGGTACTCCGGATTTTCCTTGCCGCGCGGATCTTTCTGTTCGAGTAGGCGGTTAGCTTCCGCAGTTGGCAGGTACGACTTGCCAGCGCGAGCCGCCACTTCACCGTCCAGGTGCACGATGTGCGCACCGCCCTGGCCCGTCAACGACCGAACGCGCTCGTCCGTCACGATGTCGTGCATCGGGCTGCCCTGCCCATCTAGGGGATTTCCGGGCCCCAAGAATCTGCAGTTGGGTCCGATTGCGTTACGCAGCCAAACGTCGAACATGTCCTGTTTAGTTCCGCTGAATTCGTCGCAGATGACCAGCAGTTCCTCGCCATGATAGCCACCCAGTGACTGTGCATCGGCGCCAGTGATCCCAATGATGAAACGTTCCTTGTCTTCGCTCCAGATCCCTTTTGTTGGCGTTTCGCTGAGCTCATCCATCGGGATGCACTGCGAGTGTGGGCACGGCCGCTGCGTGACTCCGTTCTGCCGGCATTCCAGGCACACCCCCGATCGCCACACACAACGAATGATTTCCGCCCAGTCCTGCGCGCGGAGCTGGTTGCCCGTAAAGTTCGAAATGCACACGCGCCCCTGTGGCCTCGTGTCGCGCCACCAGTGGCAGGCCCAAGCCACGCCGGTTGTTTTTCCAAGTCCGCGTCCACTTGGGACTACCGTGATTTGGTAGTCGCGGATCGAAAGCAGCATCGTCAATTGAGAGTCTTCGCCCTCGACGTGCCAAGGATCCTCACCGAGAATCGTGTGCACGTACCCGACCGGATCGTCCCGGAACTCGAGACAGGGGAACGTGATGGCCCGCACGCGATCGAGATGCTCGGCAAGCTCGCGCGCCAGAGCGTCGCCACTACGCAGCAGACGGACGGTCTCGAGACGCAACTCGGTGTGTGGCTGATACAGCGCCGACAGACTGCGGACCGTCGCCCGCCACGCGCCGAGCTTCACGAGGTCCTTGGGGTCGCTATCGACCTGCAGCCGTTCGAGTTTGCGGCGGAGCTGCTCGCGGAATTGTGCGTAGCGCCGGTACAGCTCCGAACTCACACCCGGGTCAATCTCAGCCTGCCGGCGTCGGGCCTCCTCAATGCGAGCCACGAGGGCCGCCTGCGCGCGCCCCAGCGCCACGCTAGGCCCGTCCTCTGGCGGGTCGAGCAATACGTCACGGAGCTCCGGTATCGTGCCACCTGCCAAGTCCAGCAGCGGCCGGCGTAGACTTTGGTAGCTCGGCGCCAGGATAAGCCGGGACACCTCATCGAGCGACGCCAGGCTGTCCTCTGCCTCCCGGGTATCGTCCACCGCATCGCCCGTCTGCCGATTGAGCCAGACCGCATGGGGGTTTTGCTGCGCCACGCCGGGCGCTTTGGGCTGCTCCGGGACTTCATCGACGCGTGGGTAGGCCGCAAACAACCTGCGGCAGAAGTCCTCTGACGGTGGGTACTTACGCGTGCGCACCTTGCTCACACTGACCTTCGATATGTGCATTGCACGTGCAACAGCCGATCCTGTGTGCTTGGAGCACAGCTGGTCTAGGTATTCCAGTGCCTGCGTTACGTCCGTCATGGTTACCAACCGGTTACCCAAAATGACAATAGGTATTGGCCGTCTGTTCTGTTAGGATTCTGGGAATCTGGAAAATTAGGCCGGTGTACAAAGAGGACCATACGTCCTTCGCTACTCTCCAGGACTGTTCACCCGGGGTGTAATTTGATGCGATAGTGCATCGCATGCCATCTCCGCCCTCCTCCGCCTCTCGCCCAGCCTCTCACGTTCGGCCGACCCCTCAGGTTCTCGGGCCTCGAACTCACGTACTGCCTGCAGGTCCTCTGCTGACAGGTCTTTCAGCCAGTCAAGTATTGCTTGGTTCATACACTTACCTACCTTTCTTTACTAATCAGAACAGCTGGCCAGGGAGTGCTTCCCGGGAGTGCTTCCCGCTTCCCGTACCTAAAGGTACGGGGAAGCATTCGGGAAGCAGTCCCTCCTGAGAAGGCACTCCCGGTGCTTCCGAGTAGTGATTTACACAATCGGGAAGCACGGAAGCGTCTTGTTTTACAGCTAATCACTGCTTCCGTCCTTTGCTTCGGAAGCAATGGGAAGCACCATTTGCGGCTCTGGCCCGGCCAGATAGATGGCCTGCTTATGAATTCCCATTGTGCCTGTAATTATTCTGCCGTCATTCAAAAGGTCTTTGATGCCGTCATACAGGTCGGTTGCCCGATATCCTCGAATCTGGTCAACGAGCCACCGTCGTGACTGAGCCTTGCCGTTGTGCTTTTCCAGTGTCTCGATAATCGCGTCCCTCGGGTCGGATACCTTAGCCAGCTCCTCCATGGGAGGAGCGGCTGATAGTCCTGTCTTCTTCTTCCGCTTGGCCGACTCTTGCAGTACGGCTGACTCCTCCGGAGTGGCCAGTCTCAAACACCCACCGCAGTCGCCTTGGAGCTGCACGAGCCACCGTGAGTCGAAGTGGGGCGCCTCGTTACTCTTGTCGCACTCGAGTAGCACTCCGACGATTGACTCGGCTTTGTGCCGAGTGAGTGTCAGTACCGCGCGGAATGCGTCGCGTAGGCCCGACACGCCGCGAGAGTCGTTGCGGCCGCTGCGGATGCTGTCCTTGCTGCTGTGGTGCGTGCAGACGACGGTGGGAGTACCCGGCAGCTCGCAGAGTGTCTCGATAGCCTGCGCAAACTGCGTTGCCGCGCTATTGTTGCTCTCGGTATCCTGCCCAGCAAAGCGCGCCAGTGGGTCGAGTACCACCAGCGAATAGACGAATTGTGCGCCGTCCGTGAGTTGCGACTGCTCATATTCGGCCAGTTTTTGCAGGCGATTTCGAAACACCGTCAGAAACTCGCTGCGCTCCAGGGTATTT